AGTTCAAGTCAAATGAAGCAACCCATTTATGTAAACCAATCAATGGCTCTTTTACGAATGCTCCTTCAAACTTAGTCTTTTTATCTTCATTAGATTTCGGTGGTATTACCACATTTACTTTCATCAGATAATTGTGAACAATCATATCCCACATACGAACCTGAGAAAATACATCATCATAATTAATCTTAGCATTATATGCCATAGTAAGCTGAAGTTCAATCAGCTTCATTTTATCTTCTAGCCTGTCAACTAATACTGTATCAATAACATTATAATCAACAAATTTATTCCAATCATTTCTATAGAACTCTGAGAATGTTGCGTACTCACTATGGTCAAGTTTCTTTTGACCAAGTTCAACGAAGGCAATATTATCTAGACGATAAGATTCTTGTGCTGTGTAAGTATATTTTTTATAGAGGTCAAGATAATCAAGTTGAGCAATACCTGCGATTGCTATGGCGAACTCTTTATTACCTTTTACGAATATCTCTCGTTCATGTACAATTTTCCAAGGAGACAATCTACGAGCATGGTCTTCGCCAATTACATGACACATTCTTCGCCATAAATATGCGAGGTCAAAAAACTGAGAGTTCCAACCTGTAATTACATCAGGATAATTTTCAATCCAGTAATCTAGGAACTTGTGAAATAAAATCTTTTCATCACGACAATATACATATCGCCAGTTATTATGTTGCTTTTCGTCACCTGTATATTCTTTAGTGCCGAAAGTAATAATCTCTTTTGAATGATTATCTTGTAAAGTAATTAGTAGAAGTTTCTCGTTGGCTCGTTCAATATTAGGGAATCCTTCTTCAGTTTCAGTCTCAATATCTATTGACCAAATCTTAATAAGTTCTTTATCCCATTCAATATCATCCTTAAACTCATCATGCATATATTGGTAATGCCACTGAGTTTGACCATGTACTTCCATAACATCATTGTATCGGTGTACAAAGTCTTTAGCATCCTTTATAGATCCTTGTTGGATTTTATAAGCAGGATGCCCTTTAAGAGTTTTGTATGGTGTTTCGCCTTTACCTTTTGTGACCCATACACTGGGTTTGAAAGGTATCTTCTCGGCTTTTCGCTTCGTGCCAGAAATATATCTGACTAGAAGCTGATTACCATGGGGATGAACATTTGTATAAAACTTCATTAATACAACTCTACTCTAGATTTGTTTAAAAGTAAAGTTATACAATTAATTTTTTTTCGGGAGTCATAATACTAGGACTTCCCCATATTCTCTTATATTCGTCTTTTAATTGTTGGGTTGGAATTACAACAGACTGTATAGCTGTTTTGTAAAATATGATAGAATTAGCTGGATCGCCATATGGGCAATAAGGTGCTAATCCTACTTGTGATTTTCCTTGGTCATTAGGGTTATCGGTGACTAGCATACTTGGAACTTTACATTCATATTGCTCAACACCGAAGTCGACTATTTCTGCTACGATAATCTCACCTGAGTTCATCATAAACAATTTGATATTTTCATCTTTCATAATATATCTCCATATTAAAGTGGTGCTCCCCAGCATCGGCTGGGGAGTCTTGGTTAATTACTTAATGTCGATGACTTTAAGTTTCTTCTCTTCAGGAATAATCCTTTCGAGTTCGACGGAAAGCATTCCATCTTTTAGAGTGCCACCTTTGACTATAACATCATCAGCAACTGTAAATGTACGAGCAAAGTTTCTCTTAGAGATACCTCTATGTACATATTCTTCTTCAGTTGTTTCTTCAGAAGGCACCGACTTAATAGTCAAAGTGTTCTCCTGATGTTCAACTGTAATATCTTTTTTAGAAAACCCAGCCACAGCCATTTCAATAGCAAACTTCTCATCGCTGAGTCTTTTGATATTGTATGGTGGATAAGTTTCTTGTTTGTGGATTTCTCCGACTCTATCGAATGTATCGAATAAATTGTCGAAGCCGATTGAAAAGGGAGCAAGTCTGCTGTCCCTCCATAGATTATAATGCGTCATATTTTCCTCCTTATGAAGCGAGTTTAATTTACGAGAACCCATTATGGCATTCTCTCTACATTATATATAGGTATCATTACAAAAATTTCAAGTCCTTTATATAAATTATTTTACGAGACCCTCACGAATAATGCTGGCACTTTGTACCAGTCAGCTCCTGCAGGATCGTACGATGTTGCTTGCTGTGGACCCATATTTCTCCAAGTGCTATTACCTGTAGAATCTATTTGTGCCCAGCTGTTCAAACCACCTGCGTCTCCAGGGTTTAAACCTGAAGCAGTATTGGGTGGCGAATAATTGCTTGTATATCCTGGACCCAAGTCACTTGTGCTTATAGTTCCAGTATGATACCAAAGTTTGTCACCAGATACAGTATTTCCAACATTAATAAAGTCTGGAGTTGTACCAGCTAAATCATTGAAATAGTATAGGAAAGCATAAGACTGATTATCTCCTAAAGCTGTAGATGGTAAATTTGTTGAGTTAGTAGCAGTTGTAGCAGTGGTTGCTGTTAGAGCATTCCCAGTAGTATCTGCATCAATAGATGAAGGCAATCTAGCTTTGTTTAAAGTACCACTTGCTATATTAGTAGCATTAGTTGTATCAGTAGTTGCCGATGCTGCCAGCGAAGAAGTATCTGCTTTCGCATTTATCTGTGTTTGTACATTTCCAGTCACACTATTAATATGTTGAAACTCTGTGTTAGTCACAGTTCCATCAGCAATCTTAGTTGCGTCAATCGCAGCAGATGCTTTTATATTAGCATCTTCAATATTTGAAATAGAGTTGCCAGTACCATCAGCATCAATAGTTTTATTTGTTAAAGTATCAGTAGATGTTCCAGTTAGGTAGCCAGCATTATTGGTAAACATATCAACATTACCAGCTTTATTAGTAAGAGTATCAGATGAAGATGCTGTGATATATCCACTATTATTAGTGAACATAGAAATATTTCCAGACTTATTAGTAAGTGTGTCTGTAGAAGACGCTGTAATAAATCCTGTTAAGTCAGGTGGAGTATTAGTAAATACACCTGTGACATTATTAAATGCCAAAGATCCAGTACCAGATGCTGAAGCATTGATGGCTGATAAATCTGTATATAAGATACCAGCTGTATCGGATCCAGGTTGCCATTCCCCAGCAGATGCGTTGTATTTTAAAACCTGACCATTAGAAAGTCCAGTAGTATTTACATCTCCTAGTGATGCCAATGTCACATTCGCACCCTGTAATGCAGATACTAGATTTCCATATGTAATATGTTTTGTAGTAGATTCGGAAGTGTCAACAATCAGTAATTTATCAATGGACTCTGGGGTCGCTAATACTGGAAGTTCACTAATCTTTGCGTCAGCCATTTACTCTCCTTATTTCTTTTTCCCAATATTATATTTAGGTACTAATTCCCAAGAAGATTTATCTTTATGGGATAAAACCTTAATCTGAGAGAGGGATGCTTTTGGCTCAGCTTGACTAGAATCTACAATATTTAATAGTTCCCAATCTTGTAGCAGAACAGCAATAGTATTCCTTCGCTCAATATCGTTATTAGCTATATTAGATTCTTTACCATCTAATGCGAAAAGTTCTTTAAAATGTACTATGAAATACTTGCCTTGTTTATGTAAAATATGGCAAGACTGAAATAGTTTGTTTTCTGTGCGAGAAGATATTCCTATTCGAGTTAGGGTTTCTCTAACTTTTAGAAAGTTATCTGGCTCTGGGAGTGTGACTTCAAGCATCTTCTCCGCAGTCCAATCGTAATGTATCATTTCAACTGACATGTCTATTTACCACCTTTATTTAGTTTTTGTTCAATAATGCTCATCTGGTCAGTTGTTAATATATCCATCACCTGACGAGCCTTTTCTGGAGAATATCCATAATATTCCATAACCAGTTTCAAAGACTCGGTTTGCTTCTCATTTTTATGCCACTTCGAGAACCTTTTGCCTTTTGTAATAGTATTTAGTAAAAAATAGTATTGCCAAGACTTCGGGATATCATGATATTGGTTCATCATGTTGGACTGCATTATTGTGTCAGGGAAATAACTCAAACCTCTATTAATAATAAAGGGTACATAATCCTTATCGGCAAGAGGATTATCCTGGAATAGATCCTTCTTGTCGTTAGTTATGTTGTTAATATAAAGGAAAGGGTTTGCCATTATTTAAACTTACAGGAAGCCATTATCTCTGTAAGTGCTGCCATTTTATTAAGTTCATGGTCAGCGACAAATGCTGCTTTATACTGATAATCTGCGAGAATCAGAACCATTTGTGGAACTGAAGCAGATTCTAGTTTGTTATTAGCATTATTAAATATATCAGAAAATAATTGGGTTGTTTCAATATCACTATTTTTAGTGACCCATTTACGAACCTCTTTGAAGTTCTTATCCTTTAGAAGTGTAAAGAGATTATTCCAGGACTCTTCACTGACATTAATCATAATGCCACTATCTATCTTACCAGATACTGAATATCTTTGAAGTTCGTTCAGCACCCTTCGGAAGTCAGGATAATGTTTTTGTATAATTTCTAC